CATGCTGGAAATCCGGTGTATAGAACATATTTATGAATCGCATAGATTCTGACAAAATCGAAGTCCAATTTGCTCGTCCAAAAAAACGTCAGAAGCGGTCAAGCAAAATCAGGTCTTTAAGTGCGATATAATCAAGCTTCATGTGGGAATAGCCGCAGCTATCACAGTGGATGGATTCGTAGTCTGTAGCCCAAATTCTGCCCCAATTATCGGGTTTGGTACTTCCCATCACGATATCGCCTGGTTGGAAATGAGGGCGAGGTTTTTTGACGATGTAATATTTGCTCTTAGCCATATTCGTTAATATTAACGATTGAGTTAGTCTAATATTGTTTATTTACGCTTTTTTTTGTTTAGTCTTGATACACTCTCTTTATTACCTGCAAGAGATATAGTTGATATCCCTTTTAGGTTTACACTGACCTTTTTCAATCCAGTTGGTCGGTGTCTAGCTGCCTATTGTCAAGTATCCCGTAAACCTGTGGTCGGGTGATTCGATTTTATATCTCGTCTTGCAGTTCCATGTTGTCAGAGAGGAGGACAGAGCATGGAGTTGATCGAATCGCAACAAACGCAACATCTGTGTTATTCATCAGGTTTGGATGACCTTGATCCGGGGTAACACTGGACTGAAACCGGGATTTTTTCATGGGGTGGGTGTAAAAATAGTGGGTTTGGGTATAGAAAATAATGGCTGCGCCAAAATTTTTGGAACTTTTATCGAATTTGGCTGAAAATGAGGGACATTAGATGTGTTACTTAAAGTATTACTTTAGGTGCGTTAAAAACGGCTCAAAAATGATACGGATAGACATTAGCAGGATTGAGGAATTGGCGTTGGCGATACAGGAGGAGATGGCTGAGGATGAGGGGGTTGATTTAATTGCATTCCATTGTGAATTTATGAGGATGGAGAGGGAATTGGGGGTATTGAGGCGGCAGATTGAATTAATGATGCGTATTTTTGAGGGCGATGAAAACAGAGGTGAAACGGGAGATTAGCATTGTGATGCTAGAGTTTTGGTCGGTCGTTAGGGGCTACCAGGAGAGTATTTATGGTACTGAGGTAGAGAGTGTAGTTCAGGATGCGTTTGACAGGTACGATCATGTGTGGAGGAGTTATTGTAGGAGGTAGGGAGTGTTTGATGGGAAGAGGTTGGTATTGAATGAGGAGGCATTTATGGATTATATTTACGAAGGAAAAATGGAGGTTTATAGTTTATAGGGATGCCATACACACCACCATATACGAGTAATGTGTTGACCGGAGGGGATATTGAAGGTCAGTCGGGTCAGTTGTTTGTACGACCTGATAAGGTTACTTATGGGAAGATGCAACCTGTGAGTACGGGGAGTAGGTTGTTGGGTAGGAGGCCTGGACCGAGTGGAGATGTGGAGGAGATCAGTTTGGGGACGGGGTTGAGTATGACTGGCAGTGTTTTAAATACTGCTATTCCTTTAGGGAATTTTGTTCCATACACGGGTGCTACTGGCAATGTGAATTTAGGCACTAATGGGTTGCTTACTGATTTTGTGAATTTCAGTTTAAGTCCTGTTGGTTCTCCTGCTGCTGGTCAGATTGCTTATAATGGTGCTTCGGGTGCTTTGGCTTACTTGCTGAATAATAGTAATGTGATGAGTGTGATTGGTCAGACCATTCATGCTTATGTGCATAATGCGGAGGCGGTGACCATTAGTAAGGGAGAGGCAGTTTACCTGTATCAGGCTAGTGGGAATAAGGCAAGTGTGAAGAAGGCTTACAATACGAGTGATGCGACATCGGCTAAGACCTTTGGATTGGCTGCTGAGAATATAAGTGCTGGTCAGAACGGGATGGTGATCTGTCAGGGAGTTATTGACGGGTTGAATACTGGAGCTTATTCTCCAGGTGACACGCTATACTTGGGAGTTACGGCAGGTAGTTTGACGGCTACAAAGCCTTATGCTCCTAACCATTTGGTGTATGTGGGTATTGTAGAGAAGGCGAATGCTGGGAATGGGCAGATTTATGTGAAGGTGCAGAATGGGTATGAGTTGGATGAGATTCACGATGTGGATTTGATTAGTACGCCACCTGTTTTAGGAAATGTATTGACATACAATGGTAGCTTGTGGATTCCTCAAGCACCAACTAGTGGTGGCATCACATCACTCAACGGCCTCACGGGTGCGACTCAGACCTTTGCCACAGGCACGACCGGCACGGACTTCGGCATCAGCTCGGTCGGTACAACCCACACGTTCAACATCCCTGACGCATCGGCTACGGCACGGGGTCTAGTCACCACAGGCACTCAGACCTTTGCAGGTGCGAAGACGTTCAGTTCTGCGCCTACCTTCAGCACGATGACTGCTGGTTCGGTACTGTTTGCAGGGACGAGTGGGTTGTTGAGTCAGGATAATGCACAGCTGTTTTGGGATGATGCGAATAATCAATTAGGAATTGGTACAAATACCCCTAATTCATCAGGAATTATTCACGTAAATAAATCACAAAATCAGCTATCTAGTATTTTTGTAACTAATAATAATACAGGATCAGTTGCTCAAGCTGGTTTTCGCGCTGGATTAAATCCAAGTAATTTCACAGTTGATTTTATAGGTGCATCAATTTTAAGTTCAACTTGGACTTTTTTAAGTCCTATGTTGACTGCTAAAACTGCAATATTTGAAACTTTAGGAAATAGCACTTCTAATTTAGTTTTTCTAAATCAAAACGCTTCAGGAAATATTATTCTCGGTTTTGGAGCAACTGCAAATAGTCCTAAATTTTGGTTATATAATACCGGAAATTTAGTCATTCAAAATGGGGGCACTTTTTCAGACGCTGGCTTTCGTCTTGATGTTAATGGAACAGCTCGTGTTCAAGGTAACTTGACAAGCTCATTGAATCAGAATGGAGTGACAAGAATAAGCGTATCTAATACAACAAATGCTTCAGGTAGCGTAAGCGAATTAAATATCACAAGCAGCAATGGAATAATAAATATAGGCAAATATTCAGCTTCTACACCTGCTTATAAAATTGTTTCATCTAATGATTCCTATATCTATAATGGAACAGTCGGGTCAATGGCTATTATTAATGATGTAGCCGCTGGTAGTATAAAATTCGCAGCAGGCGCATCTTCAACTGCTCAATGGACAATAACTAGCGGAGGTGACTTACAAGCTCAAGACGGTGAGAATATCATTGTAGGTTCCACCACAGGCACCAAGATAGGCACGGCAACGAGTCAGAAGCTATCGCTATGGAACGCCACGCCAAACGTACAACCTACTAACGCAATAGCAGCCGCAGCGTTTGTAGCCAACACAAGCGGCATAGTCAATGACACCGCTACCTTCGGAGGCTACACGATGGGGCAAGTAGTAGCAGCACTTCAACGTATAGGAGCACTCGCATAATGGCAAACATCCAACCAATCACATTCCCGATTATCGGCGAAGCCACCAAGCTCAACGTCTTGGTGCTTAATTTCGCAACAGACGCAGTCACCTGCACGACCTACTATCAGGTCACGACAGAGGAAGGCAAGACCTGCACGGAAGGCAACTACACCTTGACCGAGCAGGAGTACGCTGACTGGGGCGAAGACAACGCATATGTAGATCAACTTGTTGCAAACTACTTAGGACTAACAATCATAACACCATGAACCAAGAACAAGCATTCAGCACAATCGAACAGGCATTGAACCTTGCAACCAATAAGGGGGCATTTAATCTTGCCGAAGTACAAACAATCCTTGCGGCATTAACCGTATTGAAAAATGGCGAACAAGCAATCGGTCAGGCAGTACAAGAGCAATCCTAAGGTCAAAAGACCAAATCGGCACAGTAAAAAAAAGAGTAGTTCGCTGAAGTCAAGCAAGAACTACGTCAAAGCATATAGAGGCCAAGGCTGATGAATATTGAGAAGATTGAAATATCTCAGTTGCGACTGAAGGATGATAATCCCCGGTTTATCCGGGATAAGAAGTTCCGTGAACTGGTGAAGTCAATCAAGGACTTTCCGCAGATGATGGAAATCCGACCCATCGTAGTAGATGATACGATGGAAGTCCTTGGTGGCAATCAGCGGTTGAAGGCCGTCATGCAACTTGGATGGAAAGACGTTTGGGTTGTCAAGGCCAGCGAACTGAATGAAAAGCAGAAGCGAGAGTTTGTCATCAAGGATAATGTTTCGTTCGGAGAATGGCACGTAGGCAAGTTAGCCGATGAATGGAGTGATGTGCCACTTGAGGAATGGGGATTGAAGACCGAAGACCTCCAAGAGAAGGAAACGAAAAAAGAATTCAAAGACGAAGAGGCTTGCAGCTTGATGATACACTTTGATAATGAGGAAGATAGGGAAAGCTTCGTGAACGCTGGAGGGATTGAGATTAAGAAAAAGATTGGGAAAATATGGCGAGGCCATTATCTCAATAATGATATAACTTTGTTTTAGTAAAAAATTATAGCTATGCCAGGAGGATACGGAAAAATAAAGCCAAGCGACAATCCAAAGCCATATAAGAAGGGAGAGGTACATAGCCCCAATGGGAGGCCACCCAAGTTGCCTGATTTGGGAATTTTGCTTGGCAAGGTTTTAGGAGAGGAAAAGGACAGTAAGACTGCCGTTGAAATTATCCTGATGGCTCTTCGGGCGAAGGCCACTAAGGGTGATATCCGTGCTGCTGAATTATTGCTTGAAAGAGCATACGGAAAGGTGAAGCAGGAGATTGACCAAAAGATTGAAATCGAAGAACAGGTCTTCCGCATCGGGGATCAGGTTATCAAGTTCAAGTAATGTCTGATGAGAAGAAATACAATTGGTTCTCCACTATGCCTTTGATTGAGAAGGCAGGGAAACGATTTATTTCTTCCACTAGGCTCAAGAAAAGAAAAAATCGCTCTTGGTTTATATTTTGGTGGTTGCTTATAATTTCATTGTGTATCAATATGTGGATTCTAATTATTAATTGGCTTGGATGGTAAATGAGAAGGTACATTTTAAGCCTCACCCAAAACAAGAAGATTACATAAAAGCCGTACTATCAGGTAAATACAAATACCTGCTTTTTGGTGGTGCTGCCGGAGGAGGGAAATCCTATGTTTCTCTCGCTACCCTAATTGTACTTGCCAAGCTATACCCCGGCTGCAAGTCCTTTGTCATCAGGGAATCCCTGCCTACTTTGAAGCGGACTACCATCCCTTCCTTTTACAAACCATGCCCACCGAAGTTTATTGAGAGTTACAATCAGACCGAGCAGGTGATTAAGTTCACCAATGGATCGACCATGACCTTCTTCCCGGAGAACTTTTACATGGATAAGAACCTGACCAGGCTTGATGGTATCGAAGCTAACTTCTTCCTGATTGAGGAAGGTCAGGAGATACAGAAGAAGACCTTCGAAAAGTGCAAGCTGAGGGCAGGAAGGCATATCATCCCGAACATGGAGCAGCAGCCCACTCCGATGATTATGATTACCTGCAACCCATCGCAGAACTGGACAAAGACGATGTTCTACGATCCATATGTAGAAGGAACGCTGCCAAAGGATTACTTCTATATGCAATCCCTGATGCTCGATAACCCAGCCCTGCCGGAGAGCTACTTGGAAGGCTTGGAGAACCTGGATGAGATTACCAAGGAGATATTCGTAAAAGGGAATTGGGATATCGTGGACGTGGAAAGGCCGTTTGCCTATTCGTTCAAAAGGGCGAAACACGTTAAAAATAACCTTGAGGCCAATAGGGTTGAGCCGATCATCCTGTCCTTTGACTTTAACGTAGATCCGATTACCTGCCTAGCTTCCCAAAGCTACGATAACCAAATCCGGGTATTAAGGGAGTTTAGGCTAAGAAATAGCGATATTTTTGAGTTGACCGAGCGGATTAAGGCAGCATATCCCGATCACTTCTTCCTGATTACAGGGGATGCTTCGGGAAGCGCAAGGTCGGCCATGACGCAGGGGGCAAAGAATTACTATCAGATTATCTATCAGCAGCTTCAAGTTCCCAAGTCCTCCTTCAAAGTTCCTACCTATAACCCGTCCATCAAGAATAGCCGTATCCTTCTGAACTCAATGTTGGAGAAGCATCCGGACTTTGCCATTGATAGCTACTGCCAATATTTGATTGCGGATTTGCAGTCGGTACAGGCCGATGACGAGGGTGACATTGATAAGAGCAAGGACAAGCACGCTACCCACCTTTTGGACTGTCTGAGATACTTCCTGTGGACGTTCCATAGCAACTTTGTGAAATACATCCGTTAAAACTTGGGTTTTATGGGTCTTTTACTTATGGCATTCACTATTTTTGGTGAAACTTAAAGCGATGCCTAAAAAGTTAGAAAGATGTGTGACACAAGTGCTTAGGCAGGGCAAGAGCAAAGACAGTGCCTATGCAATATGCAATGCTGCACTCAATAAGAAGAAACCTTCCAAAAAGAAAAAATAATATGTGGTTTTCCAAAAAGCAAAAAGAGCAACCAATAGCAGAGAAAAAGGATTATACTGTCGGTACTAAAATACCGATGCAACAGGTCTTCATTGATAAGAACGGCAATAATTGGTACAAGTACGAAAACAATCTAACCATGCCAGCGAAGAGGGCTATCTCTGCTGAGGTGGCTACAAGGTTTGCGGACATGAACCTTACTAAGCCGATCTTGAAGAAGCTGATTGAGAAGATGAAGGAGTTTGCCAATAGCGGCAATGTGGTGGATATGTTCTACCTGCTCAGTGAGATTGAGTTCCGCTTAGAGTACCTTGGTGAGGAGAAAACCTTGATTGAACTATCGGTTTGCTACTTCTGTATTGATGGGGAAGACGAAACTGATTTCTCAGAGGTATGGAGCAAGAAAAAGCGTGAAATTCTGGATAACGATTTGGAGGCGCGTGCTTTTTTTTTGAATATGGCATACCGGCTCACAATAAATTATTCCAACACATCAGAGGTAGATATCCTAGAATATTTGAAACTAAACAAGGTGGAGGACGAGAGGATATACCATATTATTCAGGAGTTGAAATCGGAAGATATGTCGATGACATCAACTACCTAAACCAGCTGATCTGCGAATCAAGGCCATCGGATATGAAGGTTCTCGAATCCTTATCAGTTGATGAATACTATCAGACAATCAATACGTGGATGAAGATTGTGGACGAGAGGAATAAAGCGATAGAAGAGGTGAGTAGCGATAGTGGTTCGAAGGAAGGACAGACAAGGAAACGATTAACGGCTAAAAAATAACCGCTGATGGCAGCAAAAAATATATTGTTCCGGTTCAATGCTGATGCTAGTCAGGTGTTGAGGATTTTAGATGAGCTGAACAAAAAGATAGAAGACTTTTCTAAGAAAACAAATTTGGCTTTAGGGGGTACTGGAACTCAAAAAGGCCAGCTTACTGCTTCATTAAAATTAGCTGAGGCCGAGCAAAAGGCTTCCATCAGGAGGATTGCTGCCGAGGAGAAAAATGCATTAAGGCAAAGGGAATCGGATGAAAGGATTTCCATTTTAAGAATAAGGGAAGAGAGAAGGCAAGCGGCCATTGATGCGGCTAGAGCAGCAGCACAGGCCAATAGAGCAGCGGCACAATCAACAAGGGCAACAGTTCCAGCGGCAGCACCACAGGGAGCAGGATTTGGAGATGTAGTGCGTGGTGGTCTTGCCACATTCGGGATATTGGCTACTGTTGATGCGCTGGTAGACTTGAGTAGAAGTACAATTCAGGCTTCTATTGATTTTGAAAGGCTGACTGCTTCGTTCCGAGCATTAATTGGTGATAAGGAAAGAGCAGACAAAGCAATTTTAGACATACAAAAATTTGCTCTCGAAACACCATTTGATGTAACTAATGTTGCACTTGCTTCCAAAACTCTTTTGGGTTATGGTATTTCAGTAAATGAACTTATTCCAACTTTAAAAAGGCTTGGAGATGTATCTGCTGCATCGGGTGGAGATATTCAGAGGGTTGCTCTTGCTTATGGGCAGATTGCAGCTAAAGGTAAATTGCAAGGTGAGGAAATTCGCCAATTAGTAAACGTAGGATTTAACCCACTACAAGAAATTGCCAAAAGGACTGGTGAAACAATGTCAGCTTTAGCTAAAAGGGTTGAGGCTGGTCAAGTTAGTTTTGAAGAGGTTTCAGAAGCTTTTAGGACTGCAACAGAAGAGGGAGGAAGGTTTTTTAATTTAGCAGCTACACTTACAGACACTTTTGGAGGTCAATTACAGAAATTAAGTGAACAGATTAATTTATTTAAAATTGAAATTGGTGGTATTGCAGCTGAGGAACTTAGGCCATTTGTAGAATCTTTATCTGAATTATTTAAAAATTTAACTGAATCAACAAAAGAAATAAGATCAAATGCACTTACTCTTTCTTTATGGAAAGCCGCTCTAATATTTATTATTACACTATTAGCAAAAAAGGCAAATCTTTTAGTATTAAATATTCTTAATGTTAAATCTTTAACATTCGCTTCATTAAATTTAAAGAAAGTATTTGATTTCTTAAAGATATCTTTAATAACTAATACTGCATTAATAGGTAATCAAACTACTGCCCAAAAACTTGCAGTAGCAAGTACAGTTACTTGGGATGTTGCAACTAAAGCCCTAAATATTGGAATTGGTTTATTATCAAAAACAATAAAAGGACTATTTACTTTACTTGCATCTAATCCTATTGGTATTGCTATTGCAGGGTGGACAATATACAATGGATTAATAGAAAGAAATAATGAGTTATTAGAGGAAGACCTTTTTAAACAAAAGGGGATTATAGATGCTGCTGCTGATTATCGTGATCAGCAAGAAAAATTAGCTTCAGCGCAAAAGGCAAGTGCAAAAACCATAGCAGAAACATTTGGACCAGTAATAAAATTAGTTGGTAGTTATGGTAATCTTACTGCTGCTTCTCAAAAAGCAATAAAAGAACTTGAAACAGAATATGGATTAAGATTAGATCTTGCTTTGGTTACAAAAAATCAAGGTAAAGCATTAGAGGTTCTTAATAAAGCACAAGCAGCAGCACAACAAATTGCAAATTTAGAGCTTGCAAAGCAAACTGCTCAAGAAAATATAAAAACATATCAGGATCAGGTTGATAGATTACAAAAACTTGCTATCAAACAAACAGAAGTTCTTGATGTAGAAAAGGAAAGATTAAAAGGAGCAGAAAATTTTAAAAAATCAGTAACCGGATTTGATTATTTTAAACAAACTGGATTTAGTATAACAGGTTATATAGATGCTAATAGAGCAGCAAATAAAGAATTAGAAAAAACAGAAGATAGTTTTTTTAGTTCAAAAAGAACATTAGAATCATATAATGATGAATTAAAATCTACCGGAGATTTATTGACTAAGGCTCAAGGTAATTTATTTAATGCAAATCAAGAATTGACTAAAGTTCAAAGAGAATGGATTGCTAATGAAAAGGGTGCAGAAAAATTAGCAAAAGCCCTTGAAAAGGTTTTGGATTTTATTGATAAAATAAATCAAGAGATAGATAAGCTTGTAAAAAAGAATTGGCTTGAGGATATCAGGCAGCTTCAAGATATAACTCAACAAGAACAAGTAATTAAACTAAAGGCTCAATTTGATGTAGATATTGCAGAAGCTAATGTTGAAAAAGGTCTTGCAATTAAAAAACTTGATGAATTACTTGAAGAATATAGAAAAGCAGGAGCAAGTCAAGAAAAAATAACAGAATTAAAAAATAAAGGAGTATTTGAAATAGAAGAAGAATATAGACAAAAAGAACTTTTAGCTACTAAGAAATTTGGATTTGATAAAATAGAAATAAATAAAAAATGGAGAGAAGAAGATTTAAAAGAACTTCGTAAATATACTGATGATTCTTTAAAGCAATTAATAAAACTTAGAAACGATGAAAAAGATGCTACAGAAGAATCAATAGATATTTTACTTGAGAATTTTAAAAATTCGAGAATAGGAAGAGGTAAGGAATATAAAAAAGAATTACAGGAGTTAAGAAGTGATGTAGTAGATAATATAAGGCTTACTGGTGAATTAGAAGATAAAAGAATAACCATTGATTTTCAAAGAAAAAAAGACGAAATAGATAAAAAGTTTAAATACGAAAAAACAGAAACTCAAAAGTTTGTTTCAAATTTTATAGGTCCTTTAACTAAAGAGCAGCAAGAGCAATTAGCTAAAGACAATCAATTTGAAATTGATAATGCTACGCAAAAAGAAAATGCAATAAGAACATTAGAAAACGATACTAAAAATCAAAGAGAAAATAATAGAAAGGATACTTTAAAAAAACAGCAGAAGTTTGAAGAGGGAATGACTAAAGCTGAAAAGGATGCACATGATGCTCGCATTAACCGCATCTTCGATGAAGTCCAAGCCTCAGTAGACGCAGCATTCACCATCGCCAATGCAGCCATCGAAGCTGAGATGATGAAGAACGATGCGCTGATAGCCTTGCAGGAGGATCGGGTGGAAAGAGCCAAGGAGATTGCTGATGAAGGTAATGCCGAACTTTTTGAAGCTGAGAAGAAAAGGCTTACTGATCTGCAAAAGGAAAGAGCAAAGTTTGTCCGGCAGCAACAAGCATTGATATTTGCTCAGACGGTTGCCGAGGCTTCATTGGCAGTAGCAAGGGCAGCATCAACTGGAAGCGGAATATTAAGCCCAATCCTGGTAGCATCGGTAATAGCATCCATAACGGCAGGATATATTGCTGCAAGGGCTGCAACACAATCTGCCATCGGAGGTTTCGCAGAAGGTGGATGGACAGGTAAGGGAGGCAAGTATGAGCCAGCAGGTGTAGTTCACCGGGAGGAGTTTGTAGTGAAGAAAGGTCCGGCAGAGCGTTGGAGGCCGATGCTTGAGCAGATCAACAAGGGTCGTGATCCATACTTGGCTACCGGAATGGGTAAGCAGGTGATTATGATAAACAATGTCGGGGTTGAGGAAAGGCTATCCAGGATT